AGCTTCTTTGACTCCTGGAGTTACGGTTCTACAAAGTTCAAACGGAAACTTTAGTTCTAAACTATTAAACATTTCTGGAGCGATTGGAATTAATAGCACTTTATCAATCACTTCCGCTGGAATTGGATTTACTAGTGCATCAACTGTTTATAGTGGAGTAGATCTTCTTTCACTTACAGGTAGAGGATCTGGAGCAAAAGCAAATATAACCGTTAGTGGTGGAGTTGCTATTGCAGCAACAGTTTCTATTGGTGGAACTGGATATTCTTATGGCGATTCTTTGACTGTTGATTCCGACCAAACTGGTGGATTTGGTAAGAACCTAATTCTAAGTATTCCAAATACAGTTGGTGTAATATCTGCATTCAATGCTTTGGTACTAACATCAATTAAGGGAAGACCACTACAAAATAGCACAGATAGTCTATTCTATGTTGGAACTGGAGGAACAAGTCTACTATCTGGGGCTACTGTTCGTTATGTGAACACTATTTCTGATGGATTACACTTCAAAGTAAGACATAATAACCATGGAATGTATTCCAGAAATAATTTTGCTCTATTGAGTGGTGTAGAAAGTGATCAGAGACCAAGTATTTTGAATTCCAGTTATAGTGCTTCTACAACAGAAGACATGGTGCTAAGTAATGTTGGTATATTTACCAGTTTTGAAGGACTTCCAGTTTCTGTTTCAAATCCAGGTTATGTGATCATTGGTGATGAAATAATCAAGTACACTGGAGTTAACACATCCACAAGTAGTCTGACTGGAATCGTTAGATCCCAAGATAATACACAAACTGGATCTTACCAAGTTTCTTCCAATGTTGCCAAGTATGAACTTAATGGAGTTTCCTTAAGAAGGATTAATACATCACATAACTTGTCAAATGTTGATTACTCCACTTATGATATTGGACTTGACTACTATACAGTTAAAGTCGGAATGTCAACAAATGGAGTGGACAGAGCAACTGGAAATCCAGGTGCATATCCAGAACTATTCTTCTCGGATACAAAAACTTGTGGTTCATATGACACTATTGTCTCTGTTGGATCAAATAATGGACCAAAAGCATCACAAAATATACCATTCAACGTATTGAGACCAAATATTCAATCACTATTACCACAAGGAACTTCTATTTCTGCAAAGGTAAGAACATTCTCTGGTGGATCTGTAGATAATAACACCATTAATTCTTTCGTCGATCAAGGTTTTGAAGATGTATCCCTTACATCCGATAATCATTTCTCTAGCCCAAGAATTATTGCTTCTAAGATTAATGAAGAAACTTATCTACAAGACTTCCCAGGTAAGAAATCTTTCACAATGGAAATTTCGATGTCTACTTCAGACTCCAAAGTTTCTCCAATGATTGACCTTGATAGAGTCAGTATTATTACTGTTGCGAACAGAATTAATTCCAAGATCAGTAATTATCCTTCGGATGGTAGAGTCAATTCTCTTGTTTCCGATCCTACTGGAGCAAGTTATGTAAGTAAGATTGTAAAACTAGCAAGATCTTCAGATTCCTTGAAGGTGTTGTTTGATGCTTATAGACATTCTTCCAATGATATTAGAGTATTGTATAGATTGTTTAGAGCTGATGGCGATGAACAATCTCAATTGTGGCAGTTGTTCCCAGGATATGATAATTTGGATCAAGATGGTGAGGTAATCAGTCAATCTGACTGCACTGGAAGACCAGACAGAAATGTTGTGGCTTCGACAACAAGAGATGAATATAACTCATACGAGTATTCTGCAAAGAATTTACCTCTCTTTAATGGATTCCAAATTAAAATACTCATGTCGGGAACAAACTCAGCTTATGTTCCACTTATCAAAGATCTAAGAATAGTCGCAACTGTATAATATGAGAATACCTGTTGAAGGAAATCCTGGATATTACAGAGATTCTGAGTCTGGAGCAATAATAAATTGTTCCGACTCAGAGTTTCAAGCTTATCTAAATCATAAACAAAAAAAAATAGAAGAACTTTCGGAATTCAAGAATCTAAAGAGTGAAGTTAGTGAATTGAAGGAGATGATGAAGGTTATTATTTCAAAACTAGACGCCAACTCATAAATAACTAAAAAGACATTTCAGTAATGGCAGCATCTGTAGTTAACTTAGTAATTGAACAGGGAGTTAATTTTCAAGCGAGTTTTACACTTCGTAACCAGTTTAATAAACCATTGAACTTGACTGGTTATTCTGGAATTTCTTCTATTAAAAAACATCCCTCATCGTCATCTTCATACCCATTAGAGTTATTCTTTGAGGATAGACTTCAGGGGAAAGTTTCAGTGTCCATGGGATTTACTGCAACCAGTCAAATGGATGGAGGTAGATATGTTTATGATGTTATATTGATTTCTCCAAATCAGTATAGAACAAGAGCTGTCGAAGGAAACGTTTTAGTAACACCAGGAGTATCATGACCGACTACCTAATAACTGTCAATGATAGAAATCCATATAGTATTGGGGTTGATTATGAAATTCCTACAAAGTCAATACAATATGGAAATTTAATTCTTGATGAAATAAACTCTGGATTTACTGGAGTTGGACAAACTTTCGCTTTGACGAAAGGTGGTACTGCTTATGATCCAATAAATGACCAACAACTTATTGTGGTCAAAAATAATTTAGTAATGGAACCAGTTGAAGACTTCACTACATCTGGAGCATACATTATTTTTACAACCCCACCTGCCGTTGGGGATGATGTATTCATTATTGCTTTAGCAACGACTGCAGATCTAACTAGAACTGTAAATTATGTTGTTGACAGTGGATCACATGATATGTTAACTGGTAACAAAGGAAATATAACCATTGATGTTACTGGTATTATAGAATCCTTTACTATTTTGTCTGACCAGGTTGGAGATTTGAATTTGAATATTAAAAAGTCAAATTACACCGACTTTCCTACATATACATCAATTCTCCCATCAAACTTGTCATTATCAAATACTCAAAAATATAGAGATGACAATTTGATTGGATGGGATAAGACCATCACAGCGGGAGATATTTTATCATTTGATGTTGTTTCTGTAAGTGGTATCAGAAGGTTTCTCATTTCACTGAAACTTAATCTCTGATATTCTGAAAGTTCTTAATTATAAATAATGATAGTTATTAATTCTAACAGTCTGTAGAAGGAGTTGTTTACATGGCACTATTAGTCCCAAATATTGGAGAACTTGAGTCATTAAGATACTTGGTTGCACAGAACAACCACACTGCAAGTCTTGCCGACCAATCTCCTAGAAATCTAGTTCTAAAACTTTTCACAAGTAATACCACTCCAGCTGAAAGCGATGTTCCTTCAGCTAGTGCATATTATGAGCCTTATGGTATCGGCAACACTAATGCTTATGGATACGCTCCTTACACAGGTTATCCATACTGCGTAAATAATAGAACTGATCAAAACTATACATCCCAAACTGGTATTCTTCTTAACGGTTCCCGTTGGAGAGTTAATCAGGTTGGATCAGGAACAACAGCAACATATCCAGAACAAACATTCACATTCACTGGAGATGCAGGCGATGTTTACGGTTACTATGTAACTCGTGCAAACAACATGCCAATCGCTGTTCAAGGTGTAGTTGATTACGCTTCAGTTGGTATCGGAACCACCGTTTCCAAAGGAAATAACAGCGACCCAACAATCGGAGTTATCGGTAACAAGTACGTCACCGTTGACCCAGACATCAGCATCGACGACCTAACCCTAGGAATGATCGTTGGTGGAAACGCTGGTATTCAAACAGGAACACAAGTCATCGGTATTGATAGAGCACTCAAAGTTATCTATCTAGACCTACCACTAATCGATAACATCCAGGTTGCAACAAACCCAACCGTTGAATTTAGTTATTCTAAGATTGTTGCTTCTGGACACCAACTAGTTGCTGGTGATATCGTTTACATCGCAGCTGGTGCAGCAAACACAACGACTGATTCAAATACATACACTGTATTCTCAGTACCTAACGCTGACGAGTTCTACACAACTCCAGCACTAAATCCAACACCAAACGCACAAGTAGGTTGGTCAACCGCGACTCTTTACAGTTCAATCATGTACGCTGAAAGATTCACAAATGGCCCTTACACCATTCAGAACAACGGTGACCAAATCAAGATCACTCTAAACGTTGCTCTTGACTGATACATAATTAAATATATTTGTGATTTTTTGGGGATTGTGAATTACAATCCCCTCTTTTTTTCCTACTTGTATCAATAAAGGATGGCTGTTTACGAGTACAATATATCATCTGTAAATGAATATCTGGAGGATTCTTGCGGACTTCTTTCCGATTCTCCAGATGAGGTACTCGACTGCGGAAGTATAACAAGTTCATGTGAAACTGT